GGTCTTGGGTTTTGTTTTTACCTCTTCCTTTATTTCCCTATCGGCAACAAAAGGAATGATATATCCTGCATTAATCAGGTCGTCAACAAGGGTTTGGTCGGAGATTTCTCCGACCTGTCCCTTTGACCATGAAATTACACCAGAGAAAGAGACCGTTGCTTTATATAACATAGTCTCTCCACCTCCTTATCGATTAAGCCATTACAAGCTTTGCAATCTTCTGTGCATCCTCAACCTTTGAATCGAACTCAAACCATCCGATTACGCCGTCTGCGTGTTCGTCTGCATATCTCTCACGGAGTACCTGAATGTTGATGTTTTCAGAGAACTTTGTAGCAAGTCCCTTGAAATCTCCATAGTAGATTACTGTGTTGCCTGTTGCGATTTCAGGCATCTGGTCTGAAACATATACAGGCTTACCAAGAAGAGAAACACCGAAAGGAGATGAGATATCATCCTGAAGAAGATATCTACCCATCTCATCCTTTAAGAGACGGAGTGCAGTTCTTGTTGAAGGAGACATTACCCAAATAGCATTGCTCTGATATACATCCTTAACTTTGTCATGAAGCTTAACAACCTCATCGGCTGTGATTGCTGATGCAGATGCAGATGTTACAGAGTTTGTAAGTGTCTTAAGACCTGTTACCTTTCCTGTTGTACCTACAAGAAGCTCCTTATCAATCCATCTTGCGATGCTCTCTGCCATAAGGTCGATTACATGGTCAACAATGTTGAACTGTGAATTGTTGATAAGTGAACGGCTAACCTTAACAAGCGCACCTGCAAGGAATCCTCCAAGAGTTACAGTAGATGTGAACTTACCAGAGTTAGACGCCATCTGAACAAACTCTGTCTGATAATCAACTGTGATGTGTGTTATGCTTTCATCATAGTAAGGGATTGTAAGAGTACCCTTTACATTGTACTTTGATGAACGGTCAAGAACAGGAGAGATATCATATACTCTCTTGATAATCTTGTTTGCGATTGTCTGGGGAATAACGGCACCGTTATCGTCCTTTGACATATCATTTGCTCTCTCGTTAAGAGTGCCTCTGATGTACTCTTCAAACATTCTCTCTTCGTCAATTGCTCTGGTCTCTTCTGTTGCCATTTCTTTCTCTTCCTCCTTTGGCTCTGTTTCTTCTTTTACCTCGCCGTCAAGCATATCTCTGATATCATCCTCGATTTCGAGTTTCTCTTTGATAGCCTTTACATCATCTCTGATCTCTGCGAGTTCCTGTGCTTCTGCATCGGTAAGCTCTCTATTCTCGGTCTTTGCGAGTGCGAGAACATCCTCTGCTCTTGTGATGAGTTCGTTCTTTCTCTCCACTAAAAGTTTTGACATGGTTTTTTCCTCCTTAATTTTTCATGTCTGCAATGAGTGACTCCCACTCTGCATAATTTATTTCCTTAACAGGCTCTGCCTGATTAGGCTCTTCTTTAATAGGCTCTTCTGCCCTTTCTTCTCTGATGTTCATTTCATCCTCGAATGTTTCGCCATAGAACATCGATGATTCATCAGAACGCACACATACAAGCGTTCCGTCATACGCCGGGATTTTCGTTCTGTCTAATAACGAAACCTCTGCCAAATCCAGATCACGAACAAGACGAAGAGGCATACCATCCTCATATTTGTTCTCAACATCTCTATCGCAGAAGCCGAAAGACCATCCGACAAGCTCTCCATTTCGTGCTTTCTTAACAACCTCTTCATCTGTGATACAAGCTCTCGCATGGAGACCGATGTTATCTTCGTTTAATTCAAGATTTCCATCTTTAGTTCCTCCGAGGTCTCGTTCTGGATTGTGATTAAGCAAAATACGGACATTGTCATTTCTATCGAGTGCCTTGCTAAAAGCTCCCTTGCAGATTCTTTCGATAAACTGTCCCATTCTTGACCACAAGGGTTTCGAGGCACGTTCTACGGCGTTAACGTAGCCTTCAATTTCTACGCAATTTTCACGGATTCTGATTTCCATTACTCTGCCCCTCCAACTTTCTGCCATGCCGAGCCGTCAAAGTAATATGTGTCGTTTGTATCAAGCTCGTGAAACTTTGAATTAACGCCGATATTCTCTGTCGGCTTGTCATCGTCACTAACGCCCTCAAGCTCAACATAATTTGTTGCGTGTGATAATTTGTTTGTGATTGCCATTGTTTTTCCTCCTTATGCATCTGCCGAGTTTCCTGATTCATCAAACTCTTTCGCTAACTCATGACCGAGCAACATATCTTCCGTTTTCTGCTCTTCTTCCTCTGCGCTTCCCTCTTCTCCAATATCTCCAACGGTATCGGTGTTCGGTGTATAGTAGATATGCTTATCAACGTCATAAAGAACGGCACCAAGTCCCACGTTGACAACATCTAATCCCTCGATGTGTTCCATGTTCTCGGCTCTTCGTATCTCGTTGAGTGTCATGAATCCTGTTTCTTTCGCTAACTTATAAGATTCATATCTATCCTTAAGGCTTGTTCTGATGATTTCCTTAACATCAAACTCAAAAAAGTATTTATTCTTCTCTTTTTCGAGTAATAAATCACGGTTTAAAGCCGTCTCAAAAGCCTTGATGATGGGATATAACGCCTCTTTGAATGTCCTATCGAAATCAGTAGGGTAAATATGGAATAAGGCGTTGATTTCGTCTCCTAATGTTTTCTTTGATTCGTTTAACTGTGTTTCAACGGCACTATTCGAAGCCTCTTGAAATTCCAAACCGTTATTCAGGACAACAATATTCTCTGTGTTGTTGCCATAAAGGTTTCGCCATGCTCTTTTCAGAGCCGTCATCTCATCTGCTCCAAGCTTTCTGTTCGCTTTAAGGAATCCACGCTTATTTCCACCTGTTGAAACCATGCCGAGTTGATAGAGTAAAGTCTGATAAGCCGTTTCGAGTGCCTTTGATACCTGAACAGTTAAGCCTGTACCACTTGCGCCGTCTTTTGTGTCTCTTAACAACTTGATAAACTCATATCCCTCGAATGTTCCGACCTGCTTCTTGTTTCCCTCTCCGTCATAACCAGAAACATAAATCTGATATTGTTTGAAAATCGGCTCATAATACTCAAAGATGCTTATGTATTTATCCTGAACATAAAAAAGACCTGTAACATCATTACGGTCTTTCCTGATGTAACAATAGCCATTACCTCCGAGCAGATAATCTTCGACCATTGCTTTTTTTAATTGGTAGCCATCTAAAGTATCATGTGTATCACCGTTCAACATCTTTACTCGTTCATCGTCAACCTCGGTCACTTGGTCATCTTTATACTTGTAAAGTTTTACCGGGCATGAAGCTATACTGTTTGATATAAAATCAACGGCACTATTTACCATCGGCAGAGACATTACTTTTTCTCTTGTAATGGTCTCGTTGTATAGCAACGCCTTTAACAGTACATCGTCAACGATGTCGGTGTTCTCTTGTAATGGTTGAGGCGTTTCTTCACGCCTCATGAAATCAAAAAATCCCATGATTTACCTTTCTAAATTGTTTGAATGAGAAAATCTGCTTGATTAAGGAATGCGTCTTGTTGCAAAAGATATGTGGCGTTTATGAGTGAAACGACCATGTCCACCTTGCCCTTTGACTTTTTCTTATTAACATAAACATTCCGATTTGTGTCATAAACGCATCGAGCGTTCTGAAAATTAATCTCAAGCAATTTATTTTCTGTATATCGAAATTCTCCCGACAGTATTTTTTCTTTTAAAAATTTTGTCGGTGGATGCAGAACGGATGAATGTTGCCTTATCTCAACAAGGTTATATCCTGCCTTTTCAAGCTTCTGCGCCGTGGATATTGCATTCCATCGGTCATAGCCTATCGCTTGAATCTGCACACCGTATTTCTCTTCAAGAGAAAGTATGAAATCTTCAACGAAAGCGTAATCAATCACTTTATCGCCACAAGCAAAAACCTTGTCGGTTTTAACAAGGTTTTTATAATCTACTTTCTCATATTGTTCTTTTTCGAGAATCCTGCCCTCTGGTATGAAAGCAAAACTCTCGGCAAGTATATTGTTGTCATCGTCAACGGCAACCATCGACACGGATGTGT